TTTAATCATAACTAGGAGATTATCTATCAATACTTCCGAGATTGATATATATACTCCTTAGGGGCAGTTATTTTATAAGATATTTATTTCTCGTTTATAGAGTACTATAGAAAATTTTAAGACCATCTATTATCGTATGAACAGAAAGTATCATTCGAGAAATTTTAGTAGTTATTAGCGGGTAATAGTGGTTTATTTATTATGTTATTTTTTATTATGGTTTATATTTCTGATTTATCACAAATATAAATATGTTTTCTTGTCGCCACATTTTAAATGTGGGACTTGACCTTCTTTTAGAACAAAAAGTAAGGGCTCTCCCTGGTTTACTAATATAAACCTTTCGCTATGTTTATGAACATTATACTGGAAACAATTGGCACATACCTCTGAGCTTATATTTGAACCTCGGTAAACTTCCGTGGTGACGTATAAGACAGGTATCCAAGGTGTCGAAGCAACAATAATAATGCGCATAACATTATAGAAAGTTAGGTATTTACTAATCAGGTCAATGTGCAAAATAGAATGAATAAAACAAATCAACCAATAAATTATAAGAATATATTAGAGAAGGTGTGTAAAAAAGAAAAAATGGTATTAGAAGGAGTTAATTTTTATGAAACTGTTGATGATAGCCACTTTTTCATTTTAGATTTTAGAACTAAGGTATTACTTAGAGTTACCTTGAAAAATTTTGAGAAGAAACGGGATGATTTAATATATCAACCGTTTCAAAACGCTGTACATTCAATATACTTTAAAAAAGTAGAGTACAAGATCTTGGTTATACGCAGGAGGATGAAATTTGCTCCTCAATCATTATTCGGGAATTTTATGAAATCCATGAGTGGTATTAAACATTCTTTGGAATTTTTCACGGCTACATGTAGTAAAACTAAAAAGATGTTTACGGAACAAGGGTATTTGTGGTTTCTTGATTTGGTTAATATGATATTGAATATTCGTGAAGGTTACTTAACCCCGACTAAAATAGTCTCGGTAGTGATTTCGATATATACCATGTATAAGAGAGCTGCTGGGATATTCTCACCGCAGAGTATTGAAGAAATAACTTTTGACGCCGCTAGCGTAATTTTCTCCGTGATAGGATTGCCAGCAAGTTTGGTTAAGATTATTAGGGAGTATTCAATGATGACTGGTCGCCGCCTTTTTTCGTCTACGACAATTTTGAACGTTATTTTATCTATATATCAGTTATTTAAATATTTTCTCAAGTGGTTGACCACCTTTATGAACGATTCCGAGCAAAATGTTTATTTGGCTAGTTACGCTGATTACATATTAGATATGATTTTCGGTAGTATTTCATCGTATAGTAAGATTAAAATGGTTACTGAGTTGAATCTTCAGTATTCCGCAACACCCGAAGTCATTTTAAGACCAGATTTTAGAGATAAAGTCATTAAAGTGTATGAGGAAGCCAACAATGATGCTTTATTTAAAGACTATGTTGCTAATAATGATAATAAAAATTTTAAAGCGATTTGGGAATCCTTCACTTTAAATTTGGTTAAGTATGTGAAGACTTTTACTATTTCTTCAAAGAAGGAACCAATTTGTTTAGTTTTTGAGGGTAAACCCGGTTCCGGTAAGTCGGTATTGATGAATAATTTTGTCGAAGTTTTGAAACAGATGAATAAATCCGTGTATATTCACTCAATACCCCCGACCGATGCTGGTAAGGACTTCTACGATGATTACGAGAATCAAGATGTTTTCGTGATGGACGATATTGGTCAGCAAGGTAAATCGCAGTGGAGAACCATTATTAATTTCGTGTCTCCAGTGAAATATCCTCTAGAATGCGCTAATGCAGCCAAGAAGAACACCAAATTTTTTAATTCGGAATACATTCTGTGTACCACGAATGGTTTTATGGAACTGCATGGATTTACTAATAAAGATTGTGTTTCTGAACCCCAAGCCCTATTCAGACGATGCCACGTGATTAAAGTTGAGAAAGCGCAGGGCGAAGATTTCA